GGTTGCCGAATTGCTCCTCCGTTTTTTTGGGACTGTAATTTCGTTTCCCAAGAAACAAAAATATCAGTCCGCGAGAAAGTAGAAATGGAAGTTGACGGGTTTGTAGAAGAAGTAAGTTTGGATCTTCTGCTGGCGGCCGGATCACCTAGGTGGTGGGGACCAGGTAAATAAATAAATGAAAGTAATAAGATTAATTGTTTCTCACACTATCACGACAGCCGGATACGGTTGCCGAATTGCTCCACCGTTTTTTTGGGATAAAGACTGTAATTTCGTTTCCCAAGAAACAAAAATATCAGTCCGCGAGAAAGTAGAAATGGAAGTTGATGGGTTTGTAGAATTTGGAGCTTTACGTCCAATTCAAGAAATATTAGAAGGAGAAAAAAATGGAATATCTAACTAACTTATGGCAATGGGTCAAAGATCGTGCCGGTGAACGAACATCGTGGGATGGTATCGTACTAATCGTCCTTGGATTATTGGTACTCTTCGGCGGTGTTTTCGTCAAGGTTATCGCCGCTGGCGCTATTGTTTGGGGTGTATATACCTTGGTCAAATCACAAGCGGAATGATGACACACCCCGAAACATACACAATGACACGGGCAGAGTGGCTGGAGATAAACCGGACGCTGGCTGACGCGTCTCTGGCGATATCAATGCCCGATGGTCGCAGGGGCGCGGCGGCGCGTCTCGGCCGCGCCAGGGCAGCACAGGATATAATGAGCGAAATTTATCAGCGCGCAGAGAAGGGAAGTGATGAAACCAGTTTTTGATGTGACTGTAAAGAATTCTGATTCTTTGTTAGTAAGGTTTACATATCCTGTCGATAAAGAACCGGAAGGTGAGCGGCGCTTCGATCACCGTGTCGCTCACCTTATCGGATATGGCCAATTTCCTGATCATGTTGAATATGCTATGTACAAAACTCTTGCGGCGATTTCATATGATAATCCAGTGTATAAAATAATTTACAGCGGAGTATTTGTGCCAACGCGCGGCCTGCGGGCCTGGCGTCGAGCGGCTATTGTACATATTTTGGGTGATGTATGAACAGAGATAAAATCATTTATTATCTTATGTGTTTCATTGGTTGTGTGTGTTATCCGATATTAGTTATGTGTTTAATTTATTTAATCAAAGGACTATAATAAAATGGGACATTTAGAAGAGACGGGGTATACATATTGGTCGCACTTTTTTAGAGCGTGGCAGATTGCCTTTGTTCTATTGGTGCATGGTATATTTCCAAACGTTTGGAAGACAAAGGCGAGTGACTTGATGTGGAGCGAATAGTTTTAAACAATGTCATATACTGATTTCATCAAAGGCGAGTAATCATTTTCTTATAGTAAATAACATATATGTAATATAAAAAGCTTCACTCCATAACGTATATGTGATATAAATATATAGTAACGTTGAAGAGGACTTAACGCTGGATAGGACGAGGGTGCGATTCCCTCCGCCTCCACCAAAAGTACACTGTGAGGCGCTAGTTACACGGCATATCCGAACAAAGTGTAACCTACTGTGTAATAGGGATCATAAAGACAGTAAGCAGTGTGCTTTTGATGGGGGCGTAGCGCAAGCGAGGATCGACTATTGGTTAGTACGAAATTGGAGTTACAGGGTTGACCGCCTAATAGGTCGAAAATATAAGTGCAAACGATAACTATGCACAATATGAGGATTATGCTCTAGCAGCATAATGTTTCGGGGTTTGGTAGTTTCCCTGGCAACAGAAAAACTACCATTTTACACACACAGAAAGGAAATACTATTATGGAAACTGGAAAAAATGCATATGAGATTCGTACCGATCTTTTGAAGATGGCCAAAGATATGCTTGATAAACAATACGAAGTCAGTCTTAGTGCTGCTTGGGATTGCGCGGAAGCGATGAAAGATTCATCATCTGTCGTGAACCCTATGGAGTATATGCCAAAGATGTTTACACCCGAAGAGGTGATTGCACAGGCAGAAAAATTGCAACAATTCGTAAACAAGAAGTAAAAAAATATGTTCAAAGAAATATGGATGGACCTAAAGATTTGGTTGACCAAAGTTGCAACAACCGTTGAAACTTATGATTTAGTTGAAATTGAATCAATGACCAAATTGCAACTTGACAAATGGGCCGAAAGTAAAGGCGTCAAGTTGGATCGCCGAATGAAAAAGACGGACATGCTTAAAGAGCTTAAGAAGCATTTTAATATCGTGTAATCACCCTATGTCGGTGTGCGATTAGCCGCGTAATGGGCTCGCGAGGGGCCACGGTTAGCTCCTCATTTTTTTATTATGGAGGCATCTAATGAAAGTTTTTCTCGTTTCTTGGCTACGTTGCAGTTGCGATAAATGACGCCTGATGACCTGATGAAATCGCTCCTTGAAATAAATTCAATACAAAATATGGCATACCCATTTGGTGGATTGAATCATGGCCCGCTTGCCGGCCGCGAGATGCTGATCGGTGATCTTTTTAGGTCGATTTCTTGCGTTTTCACGAAATCAACTGTGTTTATTAATATAGGTATATTAGTATCAGTAAAAACTGAGCCAATATTAAATGGTATAAAAGAAAAGATCGAGACTTAAGCCCAATGACTTAAGCCCAATGAGAGTAGAAAATGGAAAAAATAATTAATAAGAGGGATGGAAAAGCCAGAGTACATGAGGAAACTTTAGGATACACTGTGTATATCCACGAGAAAAAAAGTCTTGTAAAATCTAAAACGTTTGAAAGATTTCAAGATGCACAGAACCTTAAAATTGCAATAAATTCTAGGAGGTAAAAATGATTTTGAAAGAATTTGTAAACCCAAAGGACAGAACTGTTCGAGCTGAAGTCATTGCGGATGAAAATTCAGAACAATGTTATGGTATCCGTTACTATGCTAACGGCGATACTTTGAAAACGGAATTTCTTCCAGGTAAAAGATTGAGTGATGTTCAGGAAGAAGCATCAAAATGGGTTGACAGCTTTGAGTTTTTGGTGTAAACTATGCCTATAATCAAAATTGAAATGAGCAAGTTCATTGAAGAAATCAATGAAATGACCAAAAAATCTGACACCACTTATATGGATGCTTTGTTAACTTATTCTGAAAAGAATAATATTGAACTAGAAGCCATTGCCGACTTGGTGAAGAGGGCACAGGTTTTAAAATCAAACCTTTATGAAGAAGCCGAAGAACTTAACATGGTAGAAAAAACGTCCAAGTTACCTACACAATGAACAGACGATAATGAATGGAGTATTTTCTACAGGAGAAGCATACCGGGTTTACCAGTGTTATCTTGCTTTGAAACAGCATTTTACCTCCGACAGTTACGACTATTTCAAATACGGCGGCAAGATCAGTGCATCTGTCGAGTCGTTTGAAAGGCGGAAAGACAAATACCAGTTTTATAAGTTGTCAAAACATAAAGACTGGAAAAATGTCATACTCGCCAATTTTGTTCACCGAGATAAAAAAACTTATATTTTTGATATGGTGAGTAGTGAAGGTGAGCATATATATAATGAGTGGGCTAAGAGGCAACAGTCACTTAGTTACACATTTGAGAGTGATATTAAGAATGGTCTTGAAGAAGACTTTGATGAAAATCTAAAGGTATATGATGGGCAACATCCCCGTTTATTAGACCTTTATATTCAAGGCAAAGTTTGTTTGGAGACAATGGTGATACTACAAAATACAGTGAATTATATTCCGCATTGGGATGCAAAAATAGCTTCACATATACTATGGAATGATATAAAATGTAATATACAAAAATATACACCGTTTCTACATTATGATAAAGCAAAGATGAAACAACTAATATTGAATCACTTTGCTGGTGGATAAAAAATATACAACGCTATACAAGGAGAATACAAATATGGCTACATCGTTTGACCAACTAAAAAAGAATCGTTCATTCAATGATCTGAATGACAAGTTAAAATCCCTGACCAGTAAAAATCAAGTACCAGATGATCAAACTTTCTGGAAACCTACCACCGATAAGGTGGGTAATGGTTATGCTGTGATCCGTTTTCTTCCAGCACCTCCCGGCGAGGAAGTACCATTTGTTCGTCTGTTCGATCATGGATTTAAGGGCCCTGGCGGTTGGTATATTGAAAACTCATTGACCACCCTCAATGGTCAACCAGACCCAGTTTCTGAATATAATTCCCAGATGTGGGATACTGGCATCGAATCCAACCGTGATATTGTCCGTAAAGAACGCAAACGGCGTTTGGGTTTCTTTTCCAACATT